CCTGCCTTATAGGTGCGGTAGAGAAAGTACCTGCCCATGTCGAGTGACCTGGGGCGGCCAGCGGGGCGCTGCACGACCCAACCGCGCATGCTCGGCTTCTCAGCCTGCTCGATGATAGTCTCACGCGCGTAGAGACACGCTGCGGTGTTCACGCCGCCAAAGTCGATGCCGGCATAGCGAGGCCAGTGGTCTGGGATCGTGAACCGAGGCACCAGGTGCCCGTTAGGTGCCAGCTCGTCGATGTACGAGTCGTAGATCATGCCCGCTGGGCGCGTGAAGATAGCGCGGTAGAACATGTCAAACTTCCACTTCGGCATGCGGCGACGTGCGTCTTCAAACTCCTCAGGCGGGAACGAGGGATTCTCGGTGCTGTCAAACCGGATGACGTCGTAGACCTTCTTGGTAGCGGTAGGGTCCTGCTGCTTCCACTTGTCCCACACCTGCTGCTTCAGCCACCCGAGGTCATACGGCGTGGTGGTGATGAGGACGCGTCCCTGGCCGTGGCGAGTAGCGAGGGAAAGCCGACGTAGGATAGCATCCCAGGACCCGAGCTTAAACCGCTTCTGTCCCGCCTCATCTAGCCACGCTGCCTTACAAGTAGCGGACTCGAGCGACTCCGGCTGCATCGCGTGTCCGAAGATCACGGTGGTAGGCACATCTGGGTTGTAATGCCCGAATGTCTTGCGTTGGCCGTCTGGGGAGAACTCAAACCGCATGGTGGCGCCGGCGCTCATCTTGCCCAGGCGTAGCCACCGCTCAAAGAGGCGCTTAAACTCAGGCACCAGCTTGAGGTTCAGCATCGGGTAAGTCGGCGCGACCACGATGTAGTCACCTGGACCGCAGCGCTGGATCTCCCGGTACAACCAGTGAGGCCCGAAGGAGGTCTTGCCACCCTGCGTGCCGGCCAAGACGCACACGAACCGAGCGTCGGATTCCCACGCTCGCCACTGGCCAGGGTGTGGGGTAAACTCGATCTGGCCATCGTCTCGGAGGCGAGCGAGGTCGGTAGGCCGAGCGATGACCGAAGGAGGTGGTGGCTCGACGAGGCCTAAAGTCATGCGACCGCGCTCCTACTCATCGGTTGACTCCGGCTCGGGTGACGTGTTATCCTCAAACGACAGCTGCTCGTCGGTGGGCTGCTCGACCGCAGGCGGCGTGACCACATAGCCCACGGTGTTGATGACCTGGCCCCCAGAGGTGAGGTCATGCTTCTCGGTCCACTGGCCCATCTCCTTCGCAGCCTGCACCTCCATCTCTCGCAGCTCCTTTAGCGACGCGGTGTCCAAGCGCCAGTAATCTTCTACCACCTGGTTAGCGCCAGAACCAACCGCTCGAGTCTCTCGGACCAGTAAGCCGGTATCCGCGCCCGGCACGGTGGGGTGCCTCGCTGCGTTATCCTGCGCTCGAGCGTGAATGATCTCCTGGATCTGCAGCCAGTCATTGTTCATGCGATTGAGCCGGTTTTCCATGATAGCAATGCCGTGTTCGCGGATCGCTACCCTGAACTCCCTGATGGTCTCCTGCACCCGGCCCCAGAAGATCTTGTTGGCACGCCAACCCTGAAGAGTGCTGAGGTTGATGTCAAGCGTGGCAGCGATCTCCTCGTCCAGGTGTTCGCCCGACGCGACCATCACGGCAGCCTGCTCCTTCAGCACATCCCACTGAAAGGGCTGGTCAACCGTCCCCCACAGCAAAGATACCCGCTGAAACCGCATACTACCCTCCAGTAATCATGTATCACAGGTGATGAGGTGCAACTCCTGGGCGATGTAAGGAGGAAGAGGAACACCGCCCAGAAGTTTTAGCCGCGGCTTAACCGAGGGAAGGCAGTCATCCCCTCGCTCGAGAGACGATCGGCGGCGACGATCATCACTCGAGGCTGATTAGCTCCCGGTAGTAGAGCCAGTATCCTGACCAGAGGGTGTGCCGCTAACCGGCGCCTGGTCAACCAGTGAGGTGTCGGCGGGTGCCGCTGCCGCGGTAGAGCCGCTGTCCGTAGGGACGGCGGCCACCGTGCCGCTCGAGGTAGCGTCGGTCGAGCCGTTGGCGTCCGCGGGTGCTGGGGTAGATGTTCCGCCCGTCGCTTCAGGCGGCGCGGGCGAGCTGGTCGGCGCTGGCCCACCGGTGCCTGTGTCTCCCGTGACCGGCGTGACCGAAGGAGGGTTGCCGCCCGTGGCCTCAGGAGGCGCGGTCGAACCGCCAGCGACAGGCGATGGCGGTGGCAGCAGGCCGCGCAAGTTCTGCGTGATGGTCTGAAGTGCCTGGATCCTGGGGGTGAAGTTGACGTTCTGCGCTACGGCCTGCGCCTGCAGTGAAGCGACCTCGGCTTCAAGCGCGTTTACCTCGCTGTGCACCCCGTCGACGACCTGCTGCTCAACCGAGACCAGGTCCTGAATGCTGCTGTCGAGGTCCGACAGCTGGCCACCGCTCGCGCCGCCCGTGACGGCGCCTGTGCCCTGTGTATCTGACATGATGGTAACTCTCCCGGCGAGTGAAAGTGACAGCCTGTAATCGACTGTCAGTGGTCCTAACTTCATGGCTTGGCTCCTCGGCTCAGCCTGATGATGTGATCCTGCTCGTCAACCTGTGCCGTTAGCCCCAGAGCGTGAGCGAGCTCTGTGATAGGAGCGAAGGTCGACCCGTTACTCCAACTGATCTGTACTGGTACCTCCCCACCGTTGTAGGTGGCGCACTGCTTCTCAGGCACCCAACCTACCTTGCAGCCTACCACAGTACCCAAAGCGCGGATACCTGCAAGTATAGCGCCGCTGAGCTGGATGATGGGCACCTGCATGTCCCTGCCCTTCGTGTCAACCAACCTCCACGGCACGCCGGGAGCGCTGCAGCCCAGCTCCCAGTGCGCGAACACATAGGCCGAGGAAACGGCGTGACCTAACTCAAACACGCCCACGCCCTCGCGCCCGCCCCAGTTGTTAGTGTTACCCTCTACCGTGTGAAACGTGTCGTGGGTCACGGTGAGCACCAGGCCAGCGTGGTGCGCCCTGAACTCGCCCGCGATCTTGCCTACCCTCAGCATCAGGTCACCCACTGAGGGGTAATCTCGTAGCCAACCACGCTCCCGAGCGTAGACCCTCGCCACCTCGCACGACGCTGTGCAGGGGATGACCGTCGGCAGCGAGAGGAACTTAGCTGCCTGCTGATGCTTGGCAAAACAGAAAGCCATACACCAGGGGTTACCCGGCCCTAAGCCAGTAGTCTTAAGGTACTGGGTAACCTCTGGTCCCCCGTTGTCTCCGACCTCTCGGATACCTGAGGCTTTTTCAGCGTAAACCAGGGTCTCCTTAACGAGCGGATGCATGGTTGCCTCGCTGCGCCGGGATAACTGTCCATGACTGGCCCTGCATCGCCTACCTCCTCATGTGATGTTGACTATAGCTAATGATAATCCATTATCGTTGCCCTGTCAACTGTCAATTTGTAGCATTGTAGTTAGGGTAGGTCTGTCGCTGCCTTCTGTTCAGCAAGCGGTGCTGGCTGTTCGGTCACTGGCACCGGCTCGGTGGCTGGTTGGTCAAGCTTGACCGTCGGCGTCTCTTCGGTGTGGAAGAAGTCGATGCTGGTCTTACCCAGCAGGCCAAACAGGAAGGCTAACCCCTCGCGGCAGAGCGAGCCAAGCTCGCCCTGCGGCGTGCGAAACCACATCACGCTCACGAGGTACGCGATGGTGATGGCCGCCACGCAGAGGCAAGCCGTGAGGATGACCCAGTGAACGTAGTCCTTGGCACTGCGAGGACTGTCCGGGGCCTTCACCGCAGTGAAGTCCGCAGGGTAGAGGTTCATAGGGGGCTGTCCTGGGTGTTCACAAGCGTCAGGCCCGGAGGCGTCACTACGTCCGGGCCCGGGGTAGGGACTGGGCGAGCCTGGGGGAGGATCTTCTTCCTGACCGTGACAACAACCTCAACATCTTCGCCGCCGCCGACGTTGATGTCGATGGTAGGCGACTGGTAGGTCTGCCCGGCTTGCACTTGCGAGATGCCCATCATGGCCTCTGAGATCAGCTCAAACGCCAGGTTCCACTTGTTCAACTGCAACATGCTATTCCTCCTTCTGCTGCGTTAGGGTGTTGACCAACGCGTCCACGGCGTCGGTAACGGTGACCTTCACCTCAGTCTGGGTAGGCTTGGCAGGTGGACACTCAGGCTGGGAGAGGTTAGGAGTAGGGATGGCCCTCGCCGTCTGGGGCTGTTGCTGCTCCAACTCGTAGGTATTACTGTCTTTCAAGTTAGGGATCGGCGGCAGGTCACTCCACTTGATGGGGTCCTGCCCCATATCCCGCTTTATCACGTCAAACTCATGCCGCAGGTCCATGTGTGTGATGCGCATCTGCGCGCACCAGTCTAACAGGTCAAACGAGTAGTACCGCCACCGCAGTGTCTCTCGCTCCTGCAGGTAGAGCGTGCGGCGCCACTCCGACTCCTGCAGTCGCTGCGCCTCCTTCACGCGGTGTAGCTCTTTCAGGATGTCTTCGCGGAAGGTCTGGGCAGCGGATTCATCGGACTTCCGTCGGTCGTTTCGCTGGGAAGGATTGGCAAAAAACTGCTTGATGACTAGCCCGATGAACATCACCACAGCAGCGAAAAAGGCGCCGAAGCCGGCATCTGTTAGCTTTGGGGTCATCCAGTTCCACTCCCAGCACCGAGCGTGACGGTAGTGACTATCGCTTAGGTAACAGGTCAACCTCCACCTGGGATATCGTGGGCGTCGTGCACGTCCACGGTCACCGCGCGGCCAGCCGAGTGTAGCCTGACCACCACACTCAGCGAGCTCATCCACATCACGAAGAAGAAGATGCACCCCAGGGTACGATCGTCGGTCGAGGCCAACGCCCACAAGACCAACGCCCACAGGCCCGACGAGAGGATCGACAGCCACGACCGAAGCTGGAAGTAGCGTGCCCAGCCGTCGCTGAGGGACCTCATGCAGCCCCACACCGCTATCAGCTGTAGTGCCCCTAACCCTACCAAGGTCAATCCCCACACGCCCTCCCCAGCGATCTGCGACATGCCTCGATAGTAATGAGGACTTATAGCGAACAGCGGCCACAGTGGAGCGGTTAGGCAACGAATACCCAAGAGTAAGGATAGCCAGCCGTTCTGCAGTTCGGTGGCCTCAGGGTCCCACGATACAAAGTATGCTAAAACAGTCCGAAGCTTGATGTGCATGCTACGGTT